CCACCGCCACCAAAATCAAGGGGGATGTGCAGGTTTAGATTGCCATCGCCTGTAATACCACCGCCAGCTAAACGTTGCAGGCCACCTGCTTTGGCAATTTCGTAAGAAGTGTTTTCTGTAGATTTAGAAGCTTTTTCATCATCCGCAGTCTTCTTGGCTTCTTTAATCTTCTTGCTAATTTCTGAAATAGATAACTGAGTAGCCGCAGCAATCTGCTCCAAAGACAAGTTATTTTTAGTCATCCAAGCGTAGAAGTCTGAGCTTGATGGCTCTGATTTCCAGTAATCAACAACGTCTTTATTGGTCAACTCCGTTGTTTTTACGCCCTCAGTGTTGTACGTTGGGATAACGTAGTCAGGGTTGATTTTGTAAGTTTTTGTGGCAGGATCGAATAAATATTGCTTGCTCGACGAGGGCAATGTCATGCCGAGTACGGACTCAGCGTAAGGTTTCATTACTTCGCCAGTCTTAGTGTATGGGACTGCGCTGTAATCTGTTTTACCCATCAGGTAGTCATAAGCGGCTTTAGAACCGCTTGGAGTCTTGTACCCGTATTTTTCTTCAAACTCTGCGGTTGTCTTAGGTGCGTAAGGGATATAACCCAAACTGCCACCACCTTTTGTGTACGCATCACGTACATCAGTCATGCCTGTAAAACCATCTTTAGGAATACCGGGGATATTAGGACGAGTTGTAATTGTGCCATTTTCGTTGACTACAGTTTTGCCGCCACCACCAACACCGGGTGGCAGTGAAGTACCGGGTACTGTATCAATAGGGCCAGCAACAACTTTAACCGGTACGCAAGCTGTACCCGCAGCGTTAAGTTCGTATCCATCGGGGCAAGTGATGTTAGTATTTGTGCCTGTACCTGTACCTGTACCTGTACCTGTGCCTGTTGTTTTTACTTCTGCTTTTTTAACTGCGTTGTAGCGATCACGCACTTCTTTTAGAGACAAACCAAAAGCTTGAGCCATGTCGTTCACAGAATACTTGTTGGTATCCATGAAATTAACCCACTCTTTATCAGAGACGCCATCTTTCTCTGCGGCAGAAAGCGCGTACGCGCCTTTGTCTAAGTTGTAACCACGTTGAATATCCGCCTTTGACCAACCCGCATATTTAGGATCATTTGCAATTGCGGCGTTGTAATACTCGGTGGGATCAATGCCTTCTGCCAACATGCGGTTATAAATGCCCAGCGTACCAGAACCACCAGTAGTTTCTGTGGAACCTTTGAAGCCAGAGGTAAGTCCAGCAATATATCGGTTAACTGCCGCAGGGTCGATCTTAGAATCTCTAATTGCTGTCTGTACTTGTGCATTGGTGGCAGTCGGGTTATCGGTAAACCACTTAGCAACCTGTGCGTCAGAGTATGAAGTGTAGGAAGGCGCAGAAGCTGCGGCATTTGCACCCGTAGCACCCGCAGTTTTAGTTACGTCTGTAATTCCGGCGCTACTTGCCAAAGCTGCTAAGCCTGTTGGTGCTTTAGCCTGTTCTGCTAGTGCTTGTTGATAAAGTGCGTCAATGCGCTCGTATTGGGCACGGCCCGTAGGCGTCGTAGTTGAAATTGAATCTCGCTGAGCTTTAAGTTGTGCCGGATCAAGTGCAATACCAAATTCACTAGCGCGGCTTAGATCAGAAGTTAATCTAGTACCATCAGCGCCAACAAGCATGCCGCCTGTACCTGTCAATTCAATACGTCCGGGGCCACCGTACATTTGGGCTGTAGCTGCTCTAGCTGCCGCAACAGGGTCAGCCGAGTTCATGATTGAATTCCAATCACGAGGGTCATTTTCAAAATTAGAACCCGTCACCCCGTATAGCAAACCAAACGCTTTAGAAGGGTCGGTAGTACCTATGGCGTCCATCCATTGCTTCATGTTTGGTGTACCGCCTGTCCATTCTTGTTTTTGTTGCGTAGTATCTGCGCCCGCGTTAACTACAGTATCTGCGCCCGCGTTAACTACAGTATCTGCGCCAGCGTTGGCTACAGTATTTGCCATAGCATTTTGGACTGTGTTATCCTGCATCATAACGGGCGCGGCTGCGGCAGGGGGTGTAGCACTTGCGTACTGAATGCCACTCATATCACCCGCATAGCCAAGATTCTTTGCTACAGTTGCAGCATCTGCTTGACTCAAGCCGTATTTGCTCACAACATCTTGAGCGCCCATACCAGCTTCGCCAAGCAGTGCGCGAGCTTTTTCGTACTCTCCAGCTTGATACGCTTCAAAAGCGGCATCGCCACCAACTACACTACCTTCATTACCAGCATAGCCGGGTACGCCGCCGTTAGCCATACGAATTACAGGCTCGCTACGCTGGGCAAAATCTAATTGGCCGGGGTTGTATCCACCGTCAGCCATACCCATTAAACCACCACCTGCTGCACCCTTTACTTGAGCTTCGTAAGGGTTTGCATTTACAAAACCACCTGTGTATGGGTTATACACAGAAGGTCGAATCATGCCGGGTTTAGTAACAGTCTGTGGCATGCCGGATTGAGCACTTGCACCTGCCAAGATTGCTGGGCCAGCAGCCATCATCAAAGGTTTAGCGTAGTCTTTAACCGCTTGCATAGGGTTAGCTTTAGCTACGTCAAAACCTCGGGACAATTTGTCAAATGGAGATGCAGCGGCTACTCTTTCGGCGGCAGCTTGTTGGGCAGCATTTGCAGCAACGGTATCAGTTACACCAGCATTCGTTAAGTTAGCAGCCATATCCGCAGAAAGGCCAGCACTTGCACCTTCTAAAACACCCGGAGCCGATGCTAAATAACTTTGCCCTGCAGCTTCATTAGCCATAGCAGAACTTCCAGCACCTGAAATACCTGAAGTTAAACTTGCACCCCCATAAGCACCTAAACCCGCACTAATACCGCGACCAATATCACCAGTACGAACAGTTTGAATACCACCAACAATTCCAGCAGCCATAAGAGGGCCGACACCGGGAATCAAAGAAAGGCCAGCGCCAAGAATAGTCGGCAACAATTTATCCAAGAAGCCAGCTTCAGGTAGGCCCGTATCAGGATTGACAGTCAGTGATCCACCATGCGCCATGGCTAAAGCTTGGAGCCCCTGCACTTCACGTGGGGACATGTGGATAAGCATCGAGTCAGGGCCTCTGCCTCTGGATGCCATGTGGTCGGCTAGTACAGCAAGGCTCATAGTTGCCTCTCAAAATGGGGGTTGCTATATAATATCATGTTGATGTCTTTATGCGAAGCATTTGGCTTGTTGCTTGTACACCATCTTGTGTATCTCTGTAAACATCCCCAAGCCTCAAATTGGGTAAATCGGCTTCGGTTGGTAATGTGGCAAGATCTAAATTAAATGTTGCGGCGCTTAAATCGCCGGGGTTAGCCAGTTGATTAAAGTAAAGACGCAATACGTTGTTTAGTTGATCCTGATACCGACGCTCATACTCGTTGGGGGCCAACGGCAAGTTTGGTGGGGCAGTGTTTAACGTAGTCATTAGCGTCTGCCATCCGGTCTAATGTCAATACGAGGAGCGCCCAACTGCCAAGCGGTGTTAATTTGGTCAGATGCCATTTTAAAAATCATCTGGCGGCCACGCAAGCGCGTAAAGATCATGCCGGTAAATTCTTCTGTAATTACATACGCACTGCTTTGGGCAACAGGGGCACCTGCTGAACTAGTCACGCCAGAACCTGAGTTAGCCAAGCCGTATAGTGTCATTGTTACTGAGGCGGCAGCACCAGTAGGAGAAGTCGTAGAGTCTGAAAAAGTCAAGTCCGGAAGGACACGCCAGACAAAACCAAAGTTATGGCCATCGCCAATATCAAACTCAGACGAACTGATATAAGCGTTAATTGCAGTAGGTGTAGCGGTTTCATTGTTGTTGATACCGTTTTCGTGGTAAACCACGTTGCCTGTTTCATTGGCACTGTTGTAGGTAGTGGCCATTGGGAAGTCACGCAAACCAGAATCTAGCCAAGCAGTGCGGCTTATTGTGCCGTAATACCATATTTTTTCAAGGTAGTTGTACACCACATAGCGGTCGTTTTGCGTAGCGTTGGTAGAGCAATAGAACCACCACACTTCGTTAAAGCCTTCATTGGTTCCCGCATAAACTTGTGGGCTTTGGCTCTGATTAAAGTCCTGAAACACATAGCGGCGTAGGTCACAATTCAGCGTTTGTACGCGGCCATCGTAAGCATAAAACTTATCCACACCCATCCAGTACACAACACCAGAAGCAATAATTGCCGCATTTTGACCCGCGATTGAAATGTTGTCGCCAAGTAGTTGGGGAACCCATGCCTGTGGAGTACCCACATACTGTAAAGAATACACAGCTGAGTCGGTAAATACCACAATTTCTTGCCGCGCCTGCACTGTAGTTATGATTTCCGAACCGTGTGAAAGCCTCGCAAAACCTGCTTGGTTTGTAGTATCTGGCGTCCAAACATAGGGGTCATTTTGGTTTGACCAGCGAATTAAAAGCGGGTCTATTGTCACACTGTCGTAGTCGTTACAGCCAAATGTAATGATGAATCGGAACGCATCTGACACTGTTAAAGTGTTTTGGATAATTGGCACATCCACTAATAAAGATACATATACGCCAGTACCTGTAGAAGTCGTGCTTACCAAAGCCCCAGCACTATCTTGTAGATTAAATGTAAGTGGGTTTGTGTTGGTAACACCTTTGTTAATTACATAATACGTCGTGGCCGCAGAAATTCCTGTTGGTAGCGATGTAGTTGCAGCAAACTGAAGTGCTGTCCCGTCGGTGTAAAGAACCGTAGAAGTAACAACTGTTGGAACCAATGTAGAAGAACTGTCGGTAAACGTAACAGCGCCGCCAAGGGTATTAAGCAAAACACCGCGAGTGTTTACCGTACCTGTCGCATCCCAATAGTAAATACCACCACCGCGAGGGCCAAACACAAGGTCTTCACCATAGTTAATTTGACTCCACAAGCGAATAGCCGCTATTGACGTGCCGCCTGTGCCCCATGTTCCAGAACCCCACGTACCAGCACCCCAGCCCGTTA